CTTCGTGAGTTTGACGCGCCGCACGCTCACGGGAAAAGCCGCGGGGCAGGTGGTTTTTAACGTCTTCAGTAAAGACTGATAGTGCTTAAATCGAGCCGCCATGCTCATTCCTCCGCGAGGCTTCCATGCCCAAAGAGAAATTATAGCGGGCTGCAGTCGGTTAGAATACGGTTGTTTTTAATGTGACTTACACGGGGTTTGCTGCAGTTTCCGCCGGTTTCATGGAATTCTGTTTGGGGGGTTGCTGCGGCTGCCCGGCTGGCGGCAAGGGCAGCGGGTTACCTCTTGTAGGCGCGTCGCTCGTAAACACCGCCGCCGTAGGAGCCGTCCATGTTTCGTTGCCGCGGGACTGGTCTTTCGGAGGCTTCACGGGCGCTACAGCGGGCTTGGGCAGCCCTGTGTCCAGTGCGCGCTTCATGGCGTGGCCAAACGCCCGTGCGGCCTTCTCTTCGGGCTTGGGCGTGCCGATCTCGCGGAGTAAGTTGCGGAACTTCTCGTTGAACTGCTCTTTTTCACCAGTCAGGCGTTCTAGCACTTCGTCACCCGTCCTTTCGCGCTTCTTGCCGAATAGATATTTTCCCGCCACGCCCGGCTCTTCCGATTGGTTCAGATATCTTTGGACCGCGACGTTCTTGAGTTCCTCTGGCAAGCCGTCGTGCGAGTCAAAGCGCAATCCACGCCCCTTGGCTTGCTGCAAGCGCGACTCGTTCCAGTGCGGGTCCAGAAGTTGAATTAAACTTGTGCCCTTCGTGGAAATACCTTCAGCAGCCGCGGGGCCCAGTAACAGCGCCCGTAACTTTCCCTCATTGTATTCTTGCAGGGCTTGTTGGCGCTTGGCTGTCGGAATGCCGCCATGAAATATCCCGTACGGAATCTTGTCGCGCTCTAACGCCGCGGCATACGGATTAATACCAGCGTCTACGAAGTTAGAATAGATAATAGCCTTCTTGCGCGGGTCTTCGTCGAGCGTTTTGCGAAGGTTTTGCATTGCCGTCGTGAGTTTCGACGACTGGTCAAAGGCCTTTAACGGGTTTTTGTCAGCGCGAAACGGCTGCGTAGACAAACCTACTTGGCGCATGCCCGTAAGAAAGCCATTGAGCCGCGCTAACTCGTCTTTGCTCAATGGAAACTCTTGGTCTAACTTCCAGAGAAAGCCCGGCGGCACGGTCGTCCGAATAGCCTGCTGAATTCGCTGCTGCTCTTTAGACAGCGGCGTGCGGACTATTTCTTCGTTAACGTTCACGCCTTCTGGCGTTTTGCTGGGCTGATAATCTACGCGGCCCTGCAGTAAGTCACGCAGTTCTTGTTCGTTCTTGATGTACGGTCGTTGGCCCGGCTTGACGCCCTTCATCCAGCCTACCCAACCGGGTTTGACTTTCTCGTAGCCCACATAGCGTTCGCCAAAACTCTTCGGGTCGATGTTCTTGCCTTGCAGCATGGACACGAGCGGGGCCAAGTCGGTGGGCGAGTTCGTGATCGGCGTGCCAGTTAATAACATCACGCGCTTGGCCTCGCGGGCAGCGCGCATGGCGGCCTGAGTCATAGCCGCGTCGGGGTTTCTAAGCCGCGCCGCTTCGTCCATGATCAGCGTTTCGGGCGGCGCTGCAAACTGCTTGCCCTTGCCCAGCCCCGTGTAACTCATGATCTCAGGATTCGAGTTGCGCGTGAACTTTTTTACTTCTTTCTGGAAGTTCCCCTTGAGGCTCGCCGGCACTACGATGCCATAGTCATCGCCGTAAAGTTTCTTGGCGGCTTCGGCAGCGGCAAGCGCAGAGAGAGATTTCCCTGAGCCCAACCCGTGATAGACCAGCATGCGCGGCTCTTCGCCGGTGACTCTGTCGGTGATGCGCTGCTGATGGTCTTGCAGCGCGACTTCAGGAAGTAACTCAGCCTGCTTAGCCCGCTCTTGCACATACTTCTGCATGGCTTTGCGCTGATACTCGTCCAGCATTTCAGCCGTGGCTTGGCTCTGGTCAGGCGCGACTAATTTACTAGGATCAATACCCCAGTTACGCAAAGCCCAGCCGCGTCTAGGCGTAGGGTTCTTCGTAAATGGCCCGCCGTGGCGTGCTTTGAAACTTGCCCAGCGCTTGATCTGCCGGGCGTCTTCATCGGGTATTCTGCGGCCGCCTGAGTATCTCTTGTACCACTGCGCCCAGCCCTTCGGGTCATGCTCCGATACCCACTCTGGCTTCCATTCGCCCAGACTGGCTAATCTTGGGCCTTGGCCACGGTACAGCGCGTCGTATACGCCCAGATTCTCCAGTTGCTCCGGCGTGTAGTCGGGCTGAAAAAGCGTATTGATATCTGGCTTGGCGGGCGGCATAGACAGACCTCGGCTACAGAGCACTCCAGCCCTCTATCTTACTCTTTTTGGGCTAATTCGCAGAGCCGATGTTATTACGCTGCTTTTCAGCCTTCAGGGCTTTGATTAACAAGTCAAAGCCGAGTTCACACATGGAGTGTTCTTCGCCCTTGTCGTCCAGTAAGGGCCCGCGGCATTCGGGGCAGCCCAGTACGTGTCTGTCGTACGCTAATCGGGCCGAGTCAGGAAGATATGTCACCGGTTTTTCTCCCACCAGCGAAAACACCGCGGCGGTCACTAAACCCATGGCAATACATAACAGAACCAGAAACTTGTAATTGCGATACATCACGGCAACATCCTTGTAAAATTTGACTTCTTATGGCGCTACAGACAGAGGCAAGACAACCGCGGCAGCGTCAGTTACGTCAGAAGCCAGTGTGCTTTTGCCGTGTATTTTCAGCATGTGTTTTGCGATTTCTGACTCAATCCAGTCCGAGTACAAACTTACACGAGTGAAGGCACTCTCGTCACCATAGGTTCCATCAGGTTTTTTATCGACGGCCATTAAGAACGAATTAATGCCGGCTAACTTATTGCCGATGAACATTCCGCCGCCTGAGTCACCCGGAGTAATCATGAACTCTAGCGGCATGCGTTTGGTAATACTAGGGCTGCAGATTAAAACACCGCGTTCGCTCCTGTCGATTCTGTTATGGCCGGCGCGCTTCTTACCGTCGATGGTCTGGCCGCCGCTATGGAACGTGCCGTGAAAGCCATAGCCTGAAATAGTGATGGCTTTGTTATCTTCGTCTGTATCGGTGTAGAGCGCGGGGTAGAACTCCAGCCCAAAATCTTTCTCGGAGTAGCACAGGGCGAGGTCTGAAAAGCCGAAGTTATCTTCAGCCCAGCCCGGATGAACGACGACGTGCGAGAGAACGTGCGTCGTGCCGTCTTTGATAATGACGGGGTTTGTGGGGTTGTCTAACTCCAGCACGTGCGCCGCTGTGAGTGCCCAATTTGGCCGAATGACAACCGCCGAGCCGTAGTTATACGAGGCGTATTCTTTGCCAGTTTCTGGGTCTGTAACAGTGACGTCAGCCCGGAACCGCTGCACGAAAGGGAACTTTTTGCCGAACTCGACGTAGTCGGCGTCGGGGGTATTTGGGTCGCGGGTGCCAGACAGGGCAACCAGTGGGAGCCACATAAAGCCTAGAAATAGGGCCAGCAATCGAACTGTGCACGTACGCATACGGCACCCCCATGTGTTAAAGTTCACATAACAGTTCTCCAAAGAACTATTAACTTAACACACGGGGTGCCGAAACGTCACTACTATAGGGCGGCTTTAACGCCGGGCGGCCGAACCAAGACCGCGCGGCGGCTGCGCTACAGGCGGCCGAGGCGCACCTTCGGGCAATTCGGGCGGCATATCAGGGAAGATTTTCGAGTTAGAGTTCCTTTGAGCACTCGGGGCACCAGTTGCCGCCGCCCACGATTTATTTTGGGCGTGAAGAGCAGTACTTCCGGCGTTCATGGCGTTAATTTGTTTTTGCCTTTCTGCCGGCGTGTCGTTGATGCCGTGGCCTACCCAAGAGTTGAGTAAACCCTGACCCAATTGCGTTCGTCGATACACGCTATCTACATCGTCAAGGTCCGGATAGACATCGTCTTGGTCGGTTTTTGGAAACATTCGCGGCGGAATGTCGGCTTCTACCTTTGTGCCGCGAAACGTTTGCGGCGGCGTGCGCGGCGCGTATTCCGGGTTTTTCGCCACGTCGGGAGAGAACGGGTAGAGACTCCCCGGATTGTCGGTACCGTACGGCGCCAGCATTTCTGCTGCGGTGGCCGCGCTTTTGCCCATTGCTAATTTTACTCGATAACCGAATTGAAGAGCATTCATAGTTATGTTCCTTTCGTGTTTATATTTTAAAGAGCCAGACTTGTTTAAACCAGCCGAACCAATGTCGGACCGCAACTGATTCCACATCGAACCTTGCGGACTGTCAGCCACAACGCCACTGGTCGCGCCCTCAATCGCTTTACGAACCGGCGACATCCCTGAACCCGGAAGAATATTTTCCAGCGTTAGCGCGGGCGCGAAACGACGGGACGTTGACGCCGGCATCGGCGGGTCATAACTAGCCATCGGACTTGCCGCATTGTTATTTGAACCTGCGGGAGAGATCGGCGGGTATGCGCCACCAGTTGCTGCGCGTTGCGGAATAGATACCATTGGCGGCTGTTTTTGTTGTGGGACAGGCGTCATCGGCGGAGACTTGGCTGCAGGCAACTGCGGCGACGGGCGATTACCGGGCAAATCATTCCACGACGGGACATCATTTTTTGGGTCGCTCGCCGAACGATCTACAATGCGAAATGGCGTGCCCGGTTTGGGCGGCTGAAACCCACGAAAGTTGTCTGCTTTCTTGTTCAACAGGCTAGAACCAAATTGAAAAGCATTCATAGTTATGTTTCTTTCGTGTTTATATCGATACTGAACTAAATTTGTACAGAAGTTTACCACGCCCCGGCAGTAGCGCCGTTGGCCAGATTGCGGAAGAAGTTATCAAACTCGCCGGGCTTTTTTGCCGGGCCAGTTACAGCAGCGTTCGGGGGCAGCATAGGCGCCGAAGTCCCGCCGCCTTCGCCGACGTAGGTGTCAGCGCCAGCCGATGAAGCAGCAGGAATAGCCTTGGGCGCACCAGTAGCCGCCGCGGCATTCGGAAACGGCGCCGGAGCGCTGTCTGTCTTCTGCGGAAACATCTTTTTGTACATGCCCTTGCCGTACTCTTGGGCCGAGTTCAGATACGGCTGCAGGGCAGCAAGTGCCTGATTGGTCTGCGGGCCCATGAAGTGCCCAGCAGCAGCGCCGCCAAGACCACCAATCGCGCCGCCACCAAGCGCGCCACGCAGAGCGGCACCAAGCCGGCTGCGTTGCTTCGAGCCTACTGGGCGGCCATAGTTATCATATTCCATGTCTTGGCCGGGGCTGATCAGGCCAGCCAGTCCGCCAAGGGCCGCGCCACCAAGGCCGCCAACCATCGCGCCGCCGCCAATGCTGCCGTAGTCAGTGAGCGCGGCTTTCTTGTTCAACAGGCTAGAGCCAATACCGCGCGGAGGTTGCACAACTGGCGGGCGGGGCTGGCCAGCGGGAAGTGTCGGCGCTGGGTTAGGGCGTGTTTTAATTGCATTGATGGCTTCGTTATAGCGCTGTGGCGCAACGTCAATTTCTGTGCGCCGAGCAAGTTCGTCGCGGTTGTAGGCCTGCTGTTCCATGTTTTTATTTGCAAGAAAAACACGGCTGGCGGTCGACGCCATGTTGCCGCCTGTTTGCCCGCCGAGCGCTGTACCGGCAGCACGCGCAACATGCGGCATAAAATTGTTGAACATTGG